GCTTTTGGCGCGATTTTTCCGAGAACAGACCGGCGGTCTGTTTCGGTCTGTTTTTCAGATTGCCGCCGCGGCCGTCCCGCCGCCATGGCGCCGCCGTGCCCGCCGCGATCCCTCGAGCATGCCGCCCGCCGCCCGCGCGTTACGCGCTACTGACAATACCGTCTTCTGCTTTAGCTGCTTTGAGTAGATGACTGAGTATATGACCTAAGTAACTAGTAGTATAGTAAACAGTGGGCTGGTCACAGGTCTATGACCTGTGAGTCTGAATTTGCAGAGGTTGTGCTGTTCTCTGTCCGTAGGACAGAGGCAATAAATGAAGGGCGCTCCCTCCTCCGGAGGGAGAGGGACGGCTGCCTCTGCCTCTGCCTCTGCCTCTGCCTGGGGTGTACCCCCCATGGGGGTACACCCCCATGCGCGCACCCCTGGGGGGAGATTCGTGAATCGGAGTCCCGTTTCCTCTCCCCCTATATATATATACCTCCCCGCCCTGTACCCCCGAACCTGGGGTGTTTGGTAAAAAATCAAAAATCAAAATTGTATTATACAAAAAAGCGTGACAAACTCCCCGTTTTTCTGTGTTATACTGTTACCGTCGCAGAGATGGACGAAACGTCTGTCTCTGTTTTTCATTCCCCTTGGAAAGGAGGAAAGGCGATGCTGAATACAAATCTTCCGAAATTGCAGTATGACGAGAAGGGAAAGCTGATTCGGCTAAACGCACAGCAGAGAGAGCAGATTGTGATCTACTACTACTCCAACAACGTATCGCAGAAGAATCTGGCGGAACAGGTTGGATGTAGTCCTCAGACGATGAACGCACTGCTGAACAATCCGAAATGGCTAAAGCGTGCGCGGGAGTACCTGAAGAAGGAAATGGACAAGGCCGACATCAGGCGTACGCTGGCGCGGATCAAGGCGATAGAGGCATCACCGGATGCTATCGGGCAGATCATCAAGATTGCGATGCAGGATGTTGACAGTACGCCTCAGCAGTACCAGTACGTCATCCAGAATGCGGCACATGAGATCTTGGACCGTGCCGGAATCAAGCCGGTTGAGGAAGATGAGAAGAAGGAAGTCAGGATCAGCTTTGGCGATTTCGACTTCAAGCCTGAGATGCCTACTCTTGACGAGGGAATCCCGATGGTCGATGTCACGGACAGTGTAGTTGAAGAGGAAGGAGGATCTGTGGAATGAACATAGAGATTCCGTACTGTCCTACGGCAAAGCAGAGGCTGTTCCACACGACAACCGCCCGTGAAGTGCTGTATGGCGGCGCTGCGGGCGGAGGCTAAAGCAAGTCGCATGCAATCGTGATGGATGGCATCATGCGGTGCCTGTCCTACGCACGGACCACGGCGTACATGTTCCGCCGGACCTATCCTGAGCTGGAGCAAACGCTGATTGCGACGGCAAGGCGGCTGATTCCCAAAGAGATTGGTACGTACCGGTCATCGGAGCATATCTACCAGTTCATCAACGGGAGCAGGATATACTTCTGCCACATGAACGATGAATCAGACCGTCTGAAGTACCTTGGCGCAGAAATCCAGTGGCTGTACATGGATGAGCTGACCAGCTTTACGGAAAGCATGTACGACTTCATTAAGAGCCGTCTGAGAGCGCCTGAGTACCTCGGAGTCACGCCGGTTATCCGGTGTGCGTCAAACCCAGGCGGACCCGGCCATGGATGGGTGAAGAACCGGTTTGTCGATGCGACAGACATTGGCCGCAAGATTGTCCGGAATGAGATGAAGTTCTGGAACGAGGTCGAGGGAAAAGAAGAGAAGATGGTCTTCACGACCCAGTACATTCCGGCCACTGTTCTGGACAACCCGCACATCACGCCTGAGTACAAATTCGAGCTGCTGTGCAAACCGGCGAAGATCAGGGATGCCTACCTGTACGGCAAATGGGATGCATTTGAAGGGCAGGCCTTTCCTGAGTTTACAAACGATCCTGAACACTATCAGGACCGGCTGTGGACACATGTTATCGCGCCGTTCGAGATTCCGTACAACTGGCCCAGATACATTTCCTTCGACCACGGCTTCAGCAAGCCGTTCTCCTGTGGCGCATGGGCTGTGGCTCCGGACAAGACCGTCTATCGGTACAAGGAGCTTTACGGATGCAAGCCAGGCGAGGCGAACAAGGGTGTCATGTACACGCCGTCCCAGATCGGCTACAAGATGGCGGAATGGCTGGACCCTGAATTCAGGGATGGGATTCGTTTCCATGGAATCGCGGATCCGGCAATCTTTGACAAGTCAAGAGGCGAGAGCGTCGAGGAAATGATCCGGAAGGTTTTCCGCGGCGTGATCTTCAGCAAGGGTGACAATACCCGCTATGCCGGAAAGATGAACTTCCACGAATACCTGAAGTTCGATAAGGAAGGCCGGAGCAAGCTGTACGTCTTCAACAACTGCAAGGATTTCATTCGGACCATTCCTACGCTTGTCTATGATGACCATGACTGCGAGGATATTGACACAGACGGCGAAGACCACATTTACGATGAGACTCGCTATTTCCTTGAGGACAGGCCGCTGGCACCGAGGATCGGCTATGAAAAGCCGAAGAAGAAATGGGATCCGCTGGAAGAAAGGCAGAAGAGAAAATGACAGTTAACGATTTGATCAATCGCAAGACGTCACTTCCAAAGGCATTCAAGTGGAAGCATGTTCCTTCTGATCAATGGTATGGGATTATCGAAGACGATGCTTCGGGTATGAAATGGCTGAGTGAAAAGCTCGGAGATGCAGAAGTGAGTCTTATTTCGGAGGAAGAAAACTATGATAGAGACCATGTTGTGTTTACTTTCAATATTGAGGGCAAAAAATGAAAGATGATTTTGAAATCGTAGGCGAACAGATACTGGATGAGGAAGACCAGCGGCTGGTTGAACTCGTGTATAAACGGGTTGAAGTATTCGAGGAGGCCTGCAGGGAGTATCACGACAGGGCGAGGGAATCCCGTGAGATTGTCCGGATGAATGACCCGAAACAGGACTATATCGAGTATGACACTGACCGGACAGAATCCGGTGTGGCGAGGGAGAAAACCGTTCAGCTCCATACGCTGAAATCCACGTTTACCAATTCGGTCGCGGATCAGATGCAGAATGTGCCGAATGCCAGAATCCTGCCGGAGCGGCCTGACCTTGAAGATCAGGCAATGGATGTACAGGATGCTGTGCAGTACGTGCTGTACCAGGCGAACAAGTTTGAGAAAGTCCATAGGCGGCGGGCTGAGGATTTCTACTGTACTGGCACCGCAATCACACAGGTCTGCTGGGATCCGGACATGAACATGGGCAAGGGTGACATTGCCGTTTTCCGCTGGCCGATTGAGGCGTTCCTGTGGGATCCCGCAGCAGAAAACATTCAGGACAGCCGCGCATTAATCAAGGTCAGCTGGCATCCGATCAGCTGGTATCGGGCACACTATCCCGAAAACGGGAAGTACGTACGGGGCGAGACCGGCATGTATAACCGTGTCGGAGTTCCGGAAACACAGCAGGACCTTGACGAACGTGATGAAGCCATGGCGGCTCTGTTTGAGTACTGGTACAGAGAATATGATGCACGGACAAAGAAATATACAATCAATGTTGCCTACGTTGCCGGACATACGCTTCTGGCTCACGACAGGGATGTTTACCTTCATGGCATGTATCCGTTCGTACTGGATGTCCATTCCACCGTAGAAGGACAGCCTGTAGGCGATGGTCTGATTCAGGAGCTGGTCAGTCTCCAGCGGTACATTAACCGCTACATGCGGTATCTGGATGTCAATCTCCGGTACAGTTCCAAGGCGCGTCTCCTGATGAAAAAGGACAGCGGCATTGACCGTGAAGCGCTGGCCGACTGGGACACGGATATCATCGAGGCTGAGCGGATTGTACAGGGTGAGGATTATGCATGGCTGGTTCATCCGCCGCTGAACAATACCATCGTTCAGGAACTGCTCCAGATGGAGAACGAACTGAAGAATGACTCCGGTATGAACAACTTCAGCCGTGGTGAATCCACTGGTGGTGTTGTTTCCGGTAAAGCCATTCTTGCTCTTCAGGAAGCCGGCAACAAAATCGCCAATATGCGGATGGTCACGCTGAATGAAGGATTCGTTGACATCGTCCAGATGATCATCTGGCTGATGGCACAGTTCTACACCAAGGACCGGACTATCATGATTACCGGCTCGACCGGCATCCGGCGGGAGATAAATGCGAACGTTCGGAATTTCTTCGGACCGGTTTACAAAAAAGTAAAGGATGGCATGATGCCGCCTCCGTATACCGTACAGGTTGAGGTTGACCGGCGGAATCCCGCACGGGTCGATGCGATGAACGAGATGTATATGCAGATGTACACCATGTCAGCTGAAGCCCAGCGGCCAATGAAACTGTCAGATCTCCTGAGGATTATGAACATTGACGGGAAGGACAGGCTTTTGCCGGTTGTTGAAGAAACTGAGGCGATGTATGACCAGATGGCCCAGATGCAACAGCAGATGGAGCAGATGCAGGGCCAGATGGAAGAACTACAGACTCAGAACAACAATCTGAAAGCATCATCCATTCAGGCAAACAATTCGCTGTCTCAGGTCGGCGCCTCTCAGGGTGGCGGATATATCGAGAACGAGAACGGCGCAATGCTTCCGATTTCCGAAAGCACATCCAGAATGCGCCAGAACATTTTAGCCAGAGAATCATCCATGTGATGATTTGATGATATTTCTTCCGGCTGCGTTTCTCACAGCCCGGATGTATAAAGGAGTAACATATGGAAAACGAAAACAATGCGGTCGAATTGAACCTTGAGAGCTTTCAGGACGACGCTGAACTGGCTCAGGGTGAAAGCCTCAGTACTTTGGTTGAAGAAACAGCCACACAGCAGAATGACCAGAACAACGATACCACCCCTCCGGCGAAAGAGCCAGGATGGATCAAGGGACGGATCAATAAGGCCGTGGAAAAGGCTATTGCTGAGACCGAAGCCAGACTCACCAAGCACTACGAGGAGATGCTCGCTCCCATTCGCGAATCCGTGATGGAGCGTCAGGCACAGGAACTCGTGGACAGCGGCGAGTTCAAGAGTATTGAAATGGCCAAAGAGTATATCGCTCTGAAGAATGGAGTGCCGTATTCTCCGGCCGATTCCCAGCCCGAACAGCAGAAAGCTCCGAACCGTGACAGTCAGGGACGGTTTGCTCCCCGTGAGCAGAACAACAATGAGTCTGTCAATCAGAGAGCGGATTTTCTTGCGAAACAGGCCAATAAGATCAAGTCCAGATATGGAATTGATGTTATGGAAAGTTTCAATACTGACACCGAAGTCAAAAATAAGATTCTCTCCGGCGAATGGGACTTTTACGATGTGCTGGAAGAGATGAACAACGAGCGCAAACCGACAGCTCCTGTCCGCTCTTCCAATGGTGGCGTGTCGCAGGTTGACATCTTTGACATGAGCGACGCGCAGTGGAAAAAGCTGAACGAAAATCTCTCTATGGGCCGGAGGTACGACATGCGAAAATAAAGGAGGCCTATAAATGGCTGTATTTGATCATCTGAATAAGACTACATCGGCTGGCGTAAAGCCCAGTGTAGTACAGTTCTATGAGCGTACTCTGCTCGAAAATATGAAGCCTGAGATGGTTCATTCCAGGGATGCACAGCACAGGACTCTTCCGCTCCACAACGGCAAGCGTGTACAGTTCCGTCGTTTCACTCCCTTTGACGCAATCACCCAGCCCTTGGCAGAAGGTGTCACGCCTGATGGCCAGAGCCTGTTCATGACCGAGCTGACCGCGATGGTCAAGCCCTACGGCGCTTTCGTGGAAGCGACTGATGAGCTTGATTATTACATGCTCGATGACATGCATCGTGAGACTGCTCTTCTGCTTTCTGATCAGGCGGCTCTGTCTCTGGATACCATTTCCCGCAATGCCCTGAATGCCGGCATGAATGTCCAGTATGTGGGGAGCAACACTTCCCGTGGCACGATCACGGCAAGTGATAAGCTGACCTATGCGGAAATCAAGAAGGCTGTCCGGAATCTGAAGCGGAAGAATGTCCGTCCGTTCCCTGACGGCTTTTATCATGCCATTGTGCATCCGGACACTGTCCATGACCTAACTTCCGATTCGATGTGGGTCGATGTCACCAAGTATCAGGACAAGGCGAAGGTTGAGAAGTATGAACTCGGAACCATCTGGAAGGTGAAGTTCTTCGAGTCCACCAATGCGATGGTATTCAATGCCAAGACGTATCTGTATGGCACTGTGAGCTCGATTACCGCCACTGCCTTTGATGCTGCAACCAAGTGCATCACTGCCAGCGGTGTGACTATCTCCGAGGATCAGGCCCGTGAGCTGACCGGCCAGCTGGTCAACATTTCTATCACAAAGAACAGCACGGAGACCGTTGTTCCCGCCTG